CAGAGGTTGAGGCCACCGGGTTCGTTGCCTACGTCGTCTCGGCTAAGGCTGGGCACCCACAGCGGCGGCTGACGGGTGGGGCGGCGGTGGCGCTGACGGCGGAGGTTGAAGCGCAAGGCTCTGTAGTCAACCCGCCGGATCCGATTGATCGCGCGTGGCGGACGTTGCAGCAGCAGGACGAGGACGAGGCGGAGATGCTGCTGTTGGGATTGGACTCATGACGAAACAGGACGTACTCGCTATCGCCCGCGGCCTCGCGCCCATGCTGCGGGACTTGTACGTCCGCGTCACGCAGTTAGAAGTCAAGGAACGCGGCCTTGACGGGGCAGTCGGGCCGCAGGGCCCGCCAGGGCCACCGGGACGTGATGGCATGTCCGTGGTGGGCCCGCCGGGACGCGATGGCAAGGACGCGGTTGGCAAGGATGGGAAGGACGGCGCGGACGGCCTCGGGTTCGATGATTTGGAAGTCTGCCACGACGGCGAGCGCGTGGTGACGTTCCGCTTTATCAGGGGCGATCGGATTAAGGAATCAGCCGTCACGTTTCCGATCGTGCTCGACCGCGGGGTGTATCAGGCTGGACGGATGTACGAAAAGGGCGATGGTGTTAGTCACGCCTCATCGTTCTGGATTGCTCAAGGCCCAACGGCAGAAAAGCCTGGTAGTGGGGCCACGAAATGGCGGCTGGCTGTTAAGGCTGGGCGCGATGGTGCTGATGGCAAGCCTGGACCGCAGGGAGTGATGGGGCTAAAGGGCGAGAAGGGCGATCCGGGAAGGAACTATTCATGAGGAGTTGGGTCTCAACGGAAATGTTGGGAGGCAACTGGGCGGGGAATTTTGTGGCGCGAGAGCGCACTAATGGGGTGCAAATCCCCGGCGGAAATAGCACAAAGGTTGCCGTCCACCCAGCTTTCTATAAGGGCGATCAGGGGCGGAACTTCTCATGACCCCTGTTTCCAAGTGCTGGCCCGGCGCGACGTTCGTGCTGCTCGGCGGTGGTCCGAGTCTGACCGAGGCGGATGTCAACGCCATCAAGTGGCGGGTGCGGATGCGGGTGATCGCCATCAACGATGCGGTGCGATTGGCGCCGTGGGCGGATGTGCTCTATGCCGCTGATGCTCGGTGGTGGTCGCATCACAACGGGGTGCCGTCGTTCAAAGGGCCGAAGTTCTCCATTGATGCCCCCAACGATCCAGTGAAGTGGCCCGATGTGCAGGTCTTAGAGAACACCGGATTGGTTGGTTTGGAGCTCGAACCTACGGGCCTGCGAGCGGGGTTCAACTCGGGGTTTCAGGCTATCAATTTGGCGGTCCATCTCGGGGCGGCGCGGATCCTTCTGCTCGGTTACGACATGTCACTGGCGGCAGACGGCAAGTCGCATTGGTTCGGTGAGCATCCGCAGGGCTGGTCAGCGTCGCCGTACGAGCAGATGCGAGAAGCGTTCAATACGCTCGTGGATCCGTTGCAGGAGATCGGGGTTGAGGTGGTGAACTGCTCGCGGCGGACGGAGCTGACGGCGTTTCGCTGCGCCTCACTGGACGATGAACTTGCGCGGCTGGAGTGTGCGGCATGACCCCGCGCATCTTCGGAGTTGATTACCAGTTAGGCGTTCTTGCGATGACGACCGCCGAAGTTGGTGCCGTTCGCTCTACAGGCGGCGATCTTTGCCGGACTGGACTTTGGCGGTGTGGTGACCGCGCGCTCGAAGTCCCAGCCGCGACGAAGGCGCCCGTTCAATGTGCCCCAACTCAGGCCGGATCGGTGACACCAATCTTGCTGACAAAGCGTGACGCCGTTCAGTGTAAAGACTTTCGTTCGCGAAGTGTTGCGATGTTGTTCAGCATATGTCGCCCACTTGCAATTGTCAGGCTGATAGCCCTTGTTATTGTCGATGCGCTCAAGTGTCAGACCCTTTGGGCATTGGCCCATGTCGCCTATGAAGTTCTCAAAATGAAGCCATCTGTCACAGATGGTGATGCCTCTACCGCCGTAGTTTCGGAAGGCGTGATGTGTCGGAGTGTTGCAGCGTGCGAGCATCGAAGCCCATACCACGTACTCGCGCGTTTTAGTGCCTCCGTGAGTTCTCATTTAAGCCTTCCGTTTCTGCTGACGATAAGCGCGCATGTTCATTCGCTGTTGGCAGCGTGTCGAGCAGAAACGGCCCCTCGTCTGCTTCAAAAACGCGCGCTGGCAATCTGGTGCTTCACAGACGCGCAATCGTTCCATCTGTTTTTCAACCGCGCTTGTGACGGCTTCGATCAGTTTCTCGGTGAGGCTGGTAGTGAGATTGGACATAGGGAAACGATAACACAGGTGGCCATATGACGCCGCGTGTTTTTGGATGTGATTATCAGTTTCTCTCCTGTGGCGACGTGTTCACGCAGGGGCTCGTTCACGCCGCTGAGGATCTGGGCATCCCTTACGCCCATGCAGGTTGGGACGCGCCGTATCTCGAGCAGCACATCGCGGACTTTTCCCCGACGCTGATCTTCGTGGTGCATGGACGCCGGTTCACGCAGCGGTTCCAAAACGTTCATCAGTTCGGGCCACCGGTAGCGGTGTGGCTGGTGGATGAACCGTACGAGGTGGACGAAACCAGCCAGTGGGCGTCACGGTTCGATCGCGTCTTCGTGAATGATCCGGCCACGCTGCATCGGCATCCAGGCTCGGTGTACCTGCCGGTCTGCTACAACCCGCACGTCCATCAGTCGGCGCCACTTTACAAGGCGCATGCGGTCGGCTTCATCGGCGGCGGCAACCTGACGCGCGAGCGGGTGTTGGGCGAGTTGGCGCGGGCGGGCAAGTTGTCATACGTCGTTGGCGGACCGTGGGCGGATCATGCGGTTGCGGCTCGGTGCCTGTCGCTGAACATCTCGCCAGACATGACCGCAGCGCTGTATCGGCAGACGCAGATTGTAGTCAACGTGTTCCGGGAAGTGCATCACTGGAACTTCACGCACATCCCAGCGACGGCGCTGAACCCGCGTGTCTATGAGGCACTGGCCTGCGGGGCGCTGGTGGTGAGCGAGTGGCGGCCAGAGCTCGACACGCTGGTGCCGGATCTGCCGACGTTCCGGACGGCTGAGGAGTGTGTGGACGTGGTCGGGTTGCTGCTCGACCATCCCGATGTAGCGGAGAACATCCGGGCGACGTGTGCGGCGCGGTTGGCTGAGCACACGTACGCGGCGCGACTCATGACGGTGATGGTCGAGATGGGAGTTGAGGTGGCGGCATGAGCAGCGTTATGAGCACGCGGCATATCGAAAAGGAACTGATCGCCCGTGGTCTTGTGCCGGACGGATGCAGGCTTCTGGAAGTGTCCATAGGAGTAAACACTCCTCTGGTTGTTCGCTATGAAGTTTTTGTCAAAGCCGATCAATTAGACATGTTCGCTGACGCGCTGAAAGCTGCTGCTAGTGCTGCATTGGCAGATAACGAACGCAATCGCGCAGCTATTAAGGGGTCAGTCGCATGACCCCGCGCGTCTCGATTATCAGCACTGTCTACGATCGGGTGGAGTGCCTGCGTCGGTGCCTGCGCTCAGTCCAGCATCTGGAGTTACAGGACTACGAGCAGATCGTAGTTAGCGACTGTCCTGAGCCGGATGTGCTTCAAGAGATTGCCGATCTGGTGCAGTGGGCTGGCCCGCGCGTGCGGCACCTCAACCTGATCGAGCGGACGAACAACTGGGGGATCAGCCCGGCCGAAACCGGGCTGCGTGAGGCGGTGGGCGAGTACGTGTGCTTCTTGAGCGACGACAACGCATTCCTCCCAAGCCACCTAGGGCCGCTGGTCGCTGCGCTCGATGCTGATCCGGGGTTAGGGTTCGCCTATTCGAGTTGCCTCTACGCCGGTCGGAAGGTGCTGGCGTTTGATCCGCCCGTAGGGGCTGGGATTGATCTGGGGCAGCCGCTGTTCCGCCGGTCGGTGCTGCCAGCGCAGATGCCGGCGCGGGTCATGTCGTGGGACTGGGAGTTGATTCGCACGCTGATGGATCAGGGCGTGCGGTGGCAGCACATCCCAGAGGCGACGTTTATCTTCCGGCTCGAGGTCTATCCGCGGCTGATGGCGGTGCTGGCATGATGCACGTCTGGCAGCGCCGTATGAGGCTCGAAGGCCGTTGTATCGGATGCCCAGCTCTAATAGCGCGTCCGCATAATCGTCGTCCGCGTCCGTGGCGCTGCTCGAAATGCCGAAAAAAGATCCGCGTTGCGCTGGTAGGCGCCCCAAGAGACGCGAAGAACCAAGGGAAAAAGGATTTGATCGCGGCGCGGCGTGCGGCCGGCTGCTGTAGCCGATGCGGCGAGCCAAGCGAAAAGTTTGCGTGGTGCGTGGACTGCCGACTTGCGCGGTCGGTCCAGCGGCGAAAGCCAGAACGGCTGGCGGCATGAGCACGCCTCAAATTAGTGTGCTGTTGCCGACCGTTCGGCCGACGCTCGTCAGAAATTGTGTGGCGTCCATCAGTGCTGCGGCGGAGGGGTTGTCGCATGAGGTCATCGTGGTGGCCGACTTCCCGCCGGATCCTGATTGGGCGATGCCGTTGCCGGTGCGATGGATCGTTTGTCCCCGGCGCGGGCCGGTGGATGCCGTGAATATGGCATACCGCGTGGCGCTTGGGGAGTACCTGTTTCTGTGCAACGACGAATCAAGCCTTGAGCCTGGCGCCTTGTCGCGGCTCTGGTTGGCGGCGGTGGATGCGCCGGATGCGCTGCTGGCGCCAGAGCATTACCCAGCCTATCGGTTCGTGTACTACGGGAAGCCGTTCGTGCCGTTTCCATTCGCGCATCGCGGCGTGTTCACGAAGCTGGGCGGGCTGCTGGACGGGGCTTATCGCGCCTTCTATGCCGATCCCGATCTCGGCCTGCGGGCGCATGCAGCCGGGGTGGCGATCCGCACGGTCGATGGCTCAGTGATTCGGCACTACAACGGCCACGACGAGGCGAAGCAGGCGAATGTCTCGCAATACATGGCGCTGGATCAACGGACCTTCCGTGACCGCTGGGACCATCTTGGGGAGTTCCATGATTGCTGACCTGCAACGGGACGGCCTCGTGGACGTTGGCGTCATGTCAGGCGCGGCGGAGATGTTGGCGTTTCTCCAGACGCGGCCGACGTATCCAGGCCACGTCAAGGGCGCCAGCGTGGCCGCGCAACCGGCTGGCAGCTCAACGTGCTGGGCACCAGAGGACGTGCTGCGGGCGCCGTACTTCTTTGAGTTCGCGCTGAAGTTCGCTGGCGATGTCAATGAGTATTTAGGCCAGCCTGGGCTGCTCTATTCTGTGAATGCCTTCACGACGTATCCCCTGAATGGGCCGCCAAACCCTGACATCCAGGACTGGCACAGGGACAAGGACGATGTCAGGTTCATGGCGCTGTTCGTTTACTTGACGGATGTCCTGTATGAGAACGCTGGCGCGCATTTGTTTCAGGAGGGCACACAGCACGGTGCAGAGCATGGAATTACTTGTGCGATCTGTGGTCCGGCTGGGACGGCGTTCCTCGCAGACACGCGCGGGATACACATGGGGGTTAGGCCAGCATATGTGCCACGGACGATGGCATGGGCCAGATGGGGCGTGAGCGATCCGCCAGCCTCGTACCGGTGGGACAAGCAGCAGCCGTGTAGTAAGGACGTGCTTGGCGATCGCTATCCAAGCGATCCGGTGCTGCGGGAGTCGATTCGGCTAGTGGTGGCGTGATGAATCAAAAGCAGCAGGTGGCGTGATGAATCAAAAGCAGCAGTATCCGGCTGACTACAACCCTCCAGAGCGTGGGCGGTGTGAAGTATGCGGCTGTGAGACGAAGGGGTGGACGCGACGATGGCTGGCTCGTTGTCCGGAGCATTGGCAGGCGTTGTTGCGGCTAATGGTGCCGTGATGCAGCCGATCCCGATCTGCGCGCTCTTGGACAGCAAGCTCCTGGCTCGCCTGTCCGAGATCATCATCGCGCGTGGCATCACGACTGTGGTGGAGACAGGCATTGACAAGGGCGGCTCGACGTTCCTCTTTTCGCAGATGGCTGAGAAGGTCATCGGCGTGGACAACGTCCCAGCGCGGATCGAGTCGGTGCGGGCGGCGTTGCAGCATGACGGCGTCGAGAACGTGACGCTGCTGGAGATGAACTCGCCGGATGCGCTGCGGACGCTGGTGGCGAAGGGGTTGGATGCCGAGCACACGCTGTTCTTCCTCGACGCGCACTGGCAAGCGTACTGGCCGTTGAAGGATGAGATCCGTGCGATCCCGCGAGGCCAAGGCGTGCTGGTGATGCACGACGCGCGGGTGCCTGATTGTCCGAGCTTGGGCGTGGATTCCTATGACGGGCAGGAGCTGTCGTACGAATACCTGCATGACGTGTTAACGGAATGGAGTCCGCTGCATGTGGTCGAGTACAACGACGAGTCGGCCGAGTTCCCGCACCGGGGCGTAATGATCGTGTATCCGATGGTGCCTGAGGCTGCGGCATGACCTGGTATGGCGAGAACGGAAAAATCAGCGACAGCCATTATGAGCCGCCGCGCACGCGCATCTCCGTCGTCGCGCCTGTCCGTGCGCGCATCGCGCTGGTCGATCAGATGCTGGATTCGGTGTGGACAATGGCCGCCGATCCGGATCGCGTCGAGGTGGTGCTGCGCTGCGACGACGACGACGCCGCCATGATCACGCACCTGACATCACGGACTCCGGATTCCTGGCGCACGCCGGTGCTGGTCATTGGACCGCATCGGACTGGCTACGCCACGCTGCCGGCGTTCATCAACGAAGCCGCGCACCGCTCGCGTGGCGATCTGGTGATCGTGGTCAACGACGATGCCGAGTTCCAGACCAAGGGCTGGGACATCCTGCTGGCTGAGCGTGCGGCTTCGATTCCAGATGGCTTGTTCAACTTCGGCATCGAGACAGCCAACGCTGGCAACTTCATTTTCCCGTGCGTCTCTCGGACGCTGATCAACCTGCTCGGGTTCGTGTTCGATGAGCGGCTGGTCTATCCAGACATCTGGCTCCGCGACGTGCTGATGCCGTTTGGCCGCGCCATCCGGGTGCCAGAGGTGGTGGTGGCGCATCACTGGCAGGGCATGAGCCCAGACCAACAGCAGGCGGTGGCCGAGGTGCAGTCCTACGCCTATCAGTCTCTGTACTTCCAGTGTGTGGACGAGGGCCGAAAGCTGGTCAGCGACGCGCTGGGGCGTCTCAGGATGGCGGCGTCCGCATGAGCACGATCACCTTCATCATCGCCACGACCGGGCGGCCGTCGCTGGCGCAGGCGATCCAGTCGGTGGAACTCTGGCCGGGCGATGAACTGATCGTGATCGGGAATGTCGAGGCACGCACTGACGGCCAGATCCGGTACGTGCCCTGCGAGCCGGGCCGCGACTGGGGCAGCACCGAGCGCAACAGGGCAACCCCGCTGGCTCGTGGCGCCTACCTCGCACACCTTGACGACGATGATGCTTATGTGCCTGGCACGCGGGCGCTCATGGCTGACGCCATCGCGCAGACACCGGGGCGGCCAGTGCTGTTCCGGATGCGGTACGAGAACGGCAACACTCTCTGGCACCTGCCGTACATCGAGCGCGGCAACGTGGGGACGCCGATGATGCTGATCCCGAACGTTCCAGATCTTCTCGGCCAGTGGGGTGAGCGGCAGGACTGCGGCGATTACTGCTTTCTCACCACGATGCGCTGGGCAGCGGATGAGATTGTGTGGCGGCCGGAAGTGATCGCGCACATCAACCAGGTCCACGTATGAGCACGCTGACGCTGACCGACACGCTGATTAGCACGGTGGCCGGCGGCTCGCCCGCGGTGCAGGCGCTGACGCTCGCCTACGTCAAGCAGCACATCCGCGCGCTCGGCACGACAGACGACACGCTGACGTCGGTCTACATCGATGCCGCGGCCTCTTACTTCGAGGAGCAGACCGGACGGCAGTTGCTGACGGCCACCCGTGAGGCGTGGATCGATGCGTTCCCGTTCGTCGGCGGCAGCGGCAGTGATGCGCGGATTGAGCTTCCAAAGCCACCGTTACAGTCTGTCACCAGCGTGAAGTACATCGACAGCAGCGGGGTGCTGCAGTCGTATCAGGGCGGCTCTCCGCTCGCCAACTTGTTCACGACTTCGATCCCGGTGGGGCCGTATGCGCGGCGCGGGTTCGTGGAGCCGATCTCGGGTGGCGTCTGGCCGATTGCTCGAGCACAGACCGGCACGGTGCGGATCCGCTACGTCTGCGGCTATGGGAACACGGCCGCTGACATCCCGCCGCTGATCCGAGGAATCCTCTGCTTCCTCGTGGGCCACTTTGACACATTCCGATCCGCGGTCCACGAGGCGGCGCGCGGGAACGTGATCGTGTTGCCCTACGGCGTGCAGATGTTGATGGATGGGTTCAAGTACTCAGCCTATCCGTCGCAGGTGTTGTCTGACACCTTCTCGGTGGCGTCATGACTGTGACCAACGCCATCGGGGAGTACCGGCAGACGGCGACCCTATCCACGCCTGGGACGCCTGTTGCGGATGGTGACGGTGGGTTCACGCAGACGCCCGCGCCGTTGTCGCCGGCCACATGGCGGTGCGCGATTGAGAAAGCCACTGTGCGATCGGCCGAGCGGCACTTCGCGTCCACAGTGATCGCGCATGGCTCCTACATCATGACCGGCCGGTTCCATTCAGGTATCACCACGAAGACGACTGTGGTCTGGGTGGATCGGGCCAACGTGACGCATACCGCAAACGTGGTGGACGTGAACGATCAAGAGGGCGCTGGCGTGCAAACCATCGTGCTGGCGGTGGAGGTGGTGCCCTAATGTCGAACCGCCTTGTATTCGATGGGCTGGATGAGCTCAGGGAAGCGCTGCGGAACCTGCCGGCGGAACTGGCGGGCGAGGCGTCGCACATCGTGGAAGGGGCTGCGAACGGTGCTGCAGCCGACATTAAGGCAGCGTATCCGGTGCGGACGGGAAACCTGCGGGATCACCTGACGGTGACGCATGTGGACCAGGGGAAGTACAGCGCCGGGGCCATCGTGAAGAACACGGCCAAGCATGCGGCGCTATTCGAGTTTGGCACGCAGGCGCGGCACACGGACATCGGGGCGAACCGGGGCAGTATGCCGCCTGGTCGAGTGTTCATCACGCGCGCGATTAAGGCTCGGCGGCAGATGTATACCGCGCTGAAGGATTTGCTGGTGCGGAAAGGGCTGTTGGTGAGCGGCGGTGAGTGACAGCTCTGACATTGACAACGCGCTGGTCGCGCTGCTTGGCGCAGATGCCACGTTGCTGGCGATCTGCACCAACGGGGTCTACATCGATGAGAGCCCGCCAGGCTCCACGAAGTTTGTGATCGTCTCGTTGGTGGATGAGCAGGACGTTCCGCAGTTCAGCGGCCGGTCCTATGAGGACGCGCTGATTCTCGTCAAGGCGGTGGCGCTCTCGACGGCTGGCGCCAACATCAAGAGCGCTGCGGCCAGGATCGACACGCTGCTCGAGGGGCAAACGCTGACGGTGTCTGGCTATTCGCCGATGCTCATGCGCCGGGAGTCGCGGGTGAGGATGACCGAAGTGGACGATGTGGATCCGAGCATCCGCTGGTTTCATCGCGGGGGGCAGTACCGCGTGGTGATGAGTTTATGAGCCGAGATGTCCTGCTCTACGGCCTGAGCCAATCCGAAGGCTATGCGTATCTGCTGCAGTGGGCGCAGAACACGCCAGGGCTGCACGAGTTCCCTGCTCCGGATTACCACCGCGTGCAGTTGGAGCACTGGGTGTGGTCGCACCGTGCCGAGCTCGGGCGAAACATTCTCGACGTCGGCGTCTACAGCCCGCGTACCTATCTCGGCGATGGCTACGTCACCTTCGGGGAGGTGAACACCTCCACAGGTGAGGACACCAAGGGTGATCTCCTGGCGCTGCCGTTCCCAGATGATTCCTTCGATGGTGTTGTGCTGACAGAAGTGCTTGAGCATTGCGTGGATCCGCAGGCGGCCATCCGTGAAGTGTTTCGCGTGCTGAAGCCGGGCGGGCTGCTGCTCGTGACGTCGCCCTTCCTGTGGCCCGATCATCGGACGACTGATTACAAGGACTACTGGCGCTTCACCGAGCAGGGCTGGCAACTGCTGTTGCAGGCGTTCACGCAGGTGACGATCACGGCCTGCGAGCTGACGCCAGAAGGCCAGTGCGCCTACGACTTCCTGCGGCGGTTCGAGTGCTTCGGATTTGTGCAGTTCACCAAGATGACGACTGGCTACTTGTGCTCAGCGCGTAAGGGGCCAGCGTGAAGTTGATGTTTATCGGCCCAGGCGCGTCGTGGGCGACGGCTGACGTCGCAGCTGGGCTCCGCGATGGCCTCACCCATCACGGTGTGGAGATCGTTGACTACGCCCTCGACACGCGGATCGCGCGGTCCCAGAGCTGGCTGTACTACAACTGGCGGCAGCACAAGAAGACGAATCCAGACATCGCCAAGCCGAACAAGGTGGATGTCTTTCTCCAGGCTGGGCGGGATGCGTTCTGGGTGGCGTGGTGGATCAAGACGTTCCGCGGGCTCGATGCCGTGTTCCTTGTCAGCGGGATGTTTGTCCATCCTGACGTGGCGATGGTGATGAAAGCCTCTGGCCTGCCGATCTTCGTGCTGTTCACCGAGTCGCCATACGACCAGGAAAAGGAACTCGCATTCGCCCAGATCGTGGACGGCTGCTGGACGAATGAGCGGTCGGCGGTGGATGCCTTTAGGCGCGTCAACCCCAACAGCGGGTACCTGCCGCACGCCTGGCACGCGGCCCGGCATCTGCCAGGGCCGCAGCCAGGAGACGAGGCACTGCCGTCGCACGATGTGGTGTTCGTGGGCTCCGCGTTTACCGAGCGGGTGGAGTGGCTGAGCGCGATTGATTGGACGGGCATCGACCTCGGGCTGTACGGCTCGTGGGAGTCGCTGGGCTCGAGGCATCCGCTCCGCCGGTTTGTGCGCGGCAACCAGACGGACAACGTCCGCACGGCCGCACTCTACCGTCGCGCCAAAATCGGGCTGAACCTGTATCGCACATCGATGGGCTGGGGCAAACAGGCACCACAGATTGCTCATGCGGAATCCCTGAACCCTCGGGCGTATGAACTGGCGGCGTGCGGGGCGTTTCATGTGAGCACCTATCGCGCAGAGGTGCCGGAAATCTTTGGCGATCTGGTGCCGACGTTTACGTCACCAGACGAAGCGGAAGACGTGATCCGGATGTGGTTGGCGAATCCTGCCGGGCGGGCAGACGTGGCAGCGCAGTTACCGGCCTGTGTGGCCGAGTCATCGTGGCGCAATAGAGCGACCGCGGTGATCGGGGATCTACAAACGCTCCTGCAGCGATGGGCTGCGTAGCGGAGCAGGGCGCTAGGGGAGACACACATGGCTAGGTATCACGGGAAATCTGGGGTTGTGTACCTCAGCACGACAGGGTCAGGCGCGGCCACGACTACGGTGTCGCTGAGTGGCTACAACGCGGACTTCACCACGGACAAGGTGGAGGTCACCGCGTTCGGTGACGCCAACAAGACGTACGTGCAGGGCCTCAAGGACATCAAGGGATCGTTCACGGGCTTCCTTGATGACACCGGGCTGGCCATCTTCACAGGGGCAGATTCGACGGACGGGGTCAAGATGTATCTCTACCCGTCGTCAGCATCCCCGACCGTGTACTGGTACGGTCCGGCCTGGCTGGATGCGTCCATAGCGGTGAGTGTGAGCGCAGCCAACACCGTCTCTGGCAATTTCAGCGCTAACGGCAGCTGGGGCAGAAAACCGTGAATGAAAGCTGGGAAAGTCGTAGTTCAAGCCTTAACTAACAGTGAATGTCACCATCACAGGCGTCGAAGGGCAGATCCGCTGGTCGTATCACTCAGCGGCTGTCCTTCGCGCCTGGACGGTGGTCAGCACCGACACCGCCCGTACGTTGACGGCGTCGGTGGTCTCGCAGGACACCTACCGGGTTTCGCAGCGCCCGCTGGTGTTCGTGGCCCCACACGCGAAAGGCGAGTGGCACTGGCCGGTCGAGGAGCTGCAGATTCAGGACGGCGCGCTCACTGCGTGCCTTGGTCCACAGAAAGCGTGATTGCATGGGTCGCCTCCGCTTCGTGCAGCCGGAAGTCGTTAGGCTGCCACTCTCAGACAACGATTTCATCGACATCAAGAAGGAACTGACGGCAGGCGAGCAACGGTTGATCTTTACTTCGCTCGTCAAACAGATGTCCTTCGGCGAAAAGGCCATTCTGGAGCCGCGCATGGTAGGGATGACCAAGATCCTGGCGTATCTAGTTGCCTGGTCGTTTCTTGACAGCGAAGGCCGGCCGGTTCCCGTGAGCGAGTCCGCCGTCAACAACCTCGATCTTGACAGCTACAGCGAGATCGAGCAGGCGATTGACGCACACGATGCGACGGTCGAAGCGGCGCGGGCGGAACGAAAAAACGTCCAGGGCACACCGAGCGCATCACCAGCGACCTAACGGTGTGCCGGATCATGCACTGGACCTATGACGATCTGCTGGCGCTGCCGATCGAGGTCTATGACGTGCTGATCGAGATGTTGAACAAGGAAGGCCAGGAAGGCGAGGGCGTGGGCTAAATGGCGATCACCGGACGTTTCGAAGCCGACTTCAGCAAGTTCGTGCAAGCGTGCGATGACGCTGTGCTGAAACTGCGCGACTTCGAATCCGGTGCCGGCAAGGTGGGCGCGTCGCTGAACAAGATGGGGGACCAGTTCTCAGGCGTCAAGATCATCCAAGATGCCAATCTGCTGACGAAGGCCATCAACGAGATGGGCGGGGCTGCGACGCTGACGGCAAAGGAACAAGCCAAGGTCAATGCTGCCGTCACCGAGGCGATCGAGAAATACGGCAAGCTCGGACAGACCGCGCCTCCGGCCATGATTGCGCTCGCGGACGCCACCAAGAAAGTCGAGGCCCCGACCGAGAACCTGAACTCGCTGTTCAACACTGTTGGCGCAACGCTCAAAAGTATGGCGGGGCTGGTCGGCGTCGCCTTCTCCGCACAGGCAGTGGTGTCGTTCGTCGGGCGTGTCGTGGACGCGGCTGGCGCGATCAACGACACCGCATCGAAGCTTGGGATTTCCGCGGAGGCCGTGCAGGGCTTCAAGGCGGCAGCGGATCTGGCCGGGTCGTCACTCGATACCGTTGGCAATGCCATCAACAAGATGAACGTCAACCTTGCCGAAGGCGACAAGGGCACCGTTCAGGCGCTCAAGAACGCGGGCCTCAGTTTCGCGGCGATCCGGGACATGCGGCCCGAGGATGCCTTCCTCGCGATTACTGATGCGATCCAGACGATTGCCGATCCGATGCAGCAGGCGCAGGTGGCCACAGCGCTGTTCGGGAAAGCTGGCGCGGAACTCCTACCAGCGATCAAGGACGGATTCCGCGGTGTCTCAGATGCTGCGGACAAGATGTCGAACGACACGATTGCGCGGCTGGACGAAGCCGGCGATGCGTGGACCACGTTCGGGAACCAGATCACGATCGTCACTGGCGGGATGCTCGCGGACTTTCTCAAGCTCGCTGAGGCGGTGAACAAAATACCGCGGACCTTTGAGGCGCTGAAGGGTCTTGCGATTGGTGCCGCGTTCGGCGGCGGCATCACCGGCGTGGTGAACGGCCTGATCGATTCCCAGGGGAAGCTCGACGACAAAACCAAAGCGTTGATCACGAGCTACCTTGGGGTTGGTGTGACGATCGAGGAAGTCAAGAAACAACTTCATCTGACGAGCGGCCAGATCTCCGAGTACGTGGCGACGTCGGACATGGCGAAGAAGTCGACCGAGGGATGGCGACACGAAGTCCATTTAAC